TCATTGCGGCCACTCTTTCGCCTTTCTCTTTCTCAAACTTTTTGCGCCGGGCTTGCGCTTCTGCCCGATACCTTTTTTTCGCAGCTGCTTTTAGCTGCGCTCTAGTTGGCCCTGGCTTCCCTGCGGGGCGGCGATCGTCCTTACTGCTATGAGCCTTTTCGTGGGCGGCTTTGCTTTTAGCAGTTTTTTCTGGATTGGGATCTACAAAATCCTCACCCTTTAGAGTTGCCGAAAGACCTTTGGTAAAAGTTCCAACATCATATTTAAATTGAGATATGGCAGCTTTAACCGGGGGTTTTTTCTTTGGCCTTGTTGAAGAAAACTTTGCCAAAACCTATCCCCCAAATTTAGTTTTGGCATCTCCAGCGCCTGGGCCTTCTTGCCTTAACGGAGAGAATAACAACCGCATTCCACCCCGACGGCGAGTTCTGCGGCGTCTTTGAGCCGCTTGCATCTCAGTCTTTTCCTGGGTTTCTGCCCGTTCTTCCTGGCGCTCTTGCGCCTCCTTGGCTTTTTCCTCTGCTGCCGTTGGTGGTGCAGGAGCCGGTGAACTTCTTCTTCCGAAAATAGCGCCCATTATTCAAACCTCGCCATAGAATAGTAGTCAGCCCCCTCTGGGCCAAACTTTCTTAATTTGCACTCTACCTCAAAGTTTAGGGCTTTAGCAAACCTTAATGCGGCTGTATGACCTTCTTTTACAAAGATTTGCATACGTCTGATATCGCTATGTGACATCACATCACCTAAAACGGCTCGAGCGCCTACTAAAATCGATCTTATATGATCTTCCATGCCCTCACCTGGCATAAACCAGGCTTCGACCAGGCCCGGCCAAACATATCTTACGCCGAACACGCAAACCACGCGGCCCCGTCCAATGCCTGACCATGACCATCCATCTTCAGAGTTTTCCCAAACGTAATCTAAATATTGGTCAATATGGCTGGCGTATTCTAATTCATGCTTTCCCAGCTTAATACTTGACAGGTGGCTCCATTGCAGCGGAACGATTTGCTCATCGGAGCGCATTTTAAAGGTTGGAAGCTGGATAAGGCCCATTAGAATACATTGAACTCCGTATCTGCCGAATAACTTTTTGCTGCGAAGGATTGACCATAGGATCCCCGGCGGAGCCTTCGTTGCTCGCCGCCCCCAAGCATGAGATACCCAAACGCATCCCCACAATGTGAGTGATCGTTCTTTACCGGGCTATCCTTAAATCTTTCTTGCCCAGCGCCCAGGGATTGACGCTTGAAGAAATACCCGCCGCTAAGAGATTTGCGCAATCGCAAACACTTTTTATCAACCATCAGCCCCGGCTTACCGTTTACCAGCCTGGACATAGGACTAGCGCCAGCCTCTCGGCGCACCTGGAAGGCATTGCTTTCTGTCGGCTGCGCCTTGAACCCAAGCGATCGAAGGTGATCGAAGGCTGTAACCTCATAGATCTCATCCCGCTTATTACCAGCTGGATCCCCCCAAATTAGGATTTCATGCTTAGAATATCGCTCTGCGATGCGGCCAATCATTTCCTGGCCAAATCTCTCTAGGCCCATATCAAACGTCACAAGCTCATCAAACACGCGCCAGGATCCACCCTGCGTTCTCTGCCCAAAGATAGCCGCCGGGGTTAAACCAAAGTCCACACCGATCTGAACCGGGTAATATGGATCAACCTCAACATCACCACTCATCAACTCATCGTCATACTCGGGCCAAACAGGTCTACCTTCCTGGACAAACGTGTACATCCCCTGCGCATAACACCTAATCCAATCCGCGTTTTTCCCACCAAGCAGCTGCTGATAATAACCAGGCGGCAAATTATTGCTATTCTCCGCAGCCTCATTAACCTTCCACCACTTACCACCAGAGAAAATAAACCCCTGGGCCTCGGGATTTTCCGGGATCTCACCAGTCTTAGCTTGTAAAACACCGCCAGGCTGGCGCATAAACGTCCAGGGAAACTTGCCGCCAATCGAGTTCTTCTCAGCAAGATCATGCCACCAGTGATCGTTATCGGGCGGGTTGGTATCCATCCAAATGCCGTACCAGGTCGGAGAACCATCCGCCTTAGTGGGATAACGGCCAACCCGGTGGGTCAGCCCATCAATCACCGCTTTAGGCAACTCACGCGCCTCGTTTACCCACGCCCCGGTCAACTCAAGAGATAACAACTTCCTCACATCCTGGGGCGAAGAAAGGGCCATGAAGATAACTTCACAATCAATTCCAGGTATATCTTCCCTGGTCGGGATTTTAATATGATGCGATATAGGCGGTTGCCAGCGCATCCCACCCCAAACATCCTCGGGAAATAACTCTTGCCAGGTCTTAATCGTTGTCGTTCTTAGCTCCGGGTAAGTGTTCCTAACAATCACAAACCGGGAATATCTAATCCCATCCCTCGGACTAGGGCTCTGCCTCACCGCCCGCAACATGATCTCAGCCGCGCAACCGTAAGACTTCCCAGAACCCACCGGCCCCATTAACCCACGAACAAAACTATCATCGTGCAGGAACTTCCAAACAGTCGGGCTGTTCTCAAAATTTAAATCGAGACTTGGAATGTCCATTTTTTATCACCCAAAGAATGCCAGCGGCCAAGATACTGATTGCCAGCTTACCAAATATTTGCCCCTCGATATAGGCCAGAGATCCAAACGCAATGTAAAGAAACACTATGCTATCAAATATTGCCCCAACTAATCCCGAGACTGCTATCGCTAATTCACGGCTTTTCTGTCGAACTTTTGTATATGCAAAGAAATCTACAAGCTCCGACACCCCAAACGCTAATATGCTTGCGATTGCAATGAACGGGTCTGCCAACAAGTAGGACAGCACCGCGCCAATCAAAATTGCAACCAAAGACCACTGAGTTCCTAAGTGTTCTTGAACTTGATCGCGCAAAACAAGTGCCGCCCCCACCATTAACACGCCGCTTGGCGCAGTCATTCCAAACCCAACAGGGATCATGCAAGGCCCATCAGGAATACAAAACGTCCCGATATTCCCAATCATCCAGTTTGCCAGGGGTATCGTTGCAATATATCCCCCTAAATACGCCCAGGAAACTAGCTCACCATTTCCAAAAGAGGCTGTTGCTCTAGTATTTTTAACCATTCTTCTATTTTACCCTTCCTGTTATCTGGCTCAAACGCTAAATAGGTTCCATCGACGCTATCGCATCCTATGGCCGCTGCCAATCTCATTCGCTTAAATGAGTTTACACGGCCCATATGAACCCATTTTCCACGTTTTTTTGCTTCGGAAACAATATCTGGGACAATAGGCCCAAGTTTCCATCCCGTAGATCCACCAATAAATATCGCATCCAATTCATCCCATCGAATTTGATCTGGCGTTTCACCATCTTGAACTACAAACGCAGCCTTAAATCCAAGCTCCCGTATCTTTGAAAGTATAGGATAACTGCGATCTCTCGTTTTTTCAGCATCCCCAACAACATCAGGCGCAGCCGCAAACAGACAAGATCCTCGATCCAGCTTATCCAACCACGCTAGATAACCCTCATCGCTGTACTTTTCAGATTGAACAAAACACCCGTTGTCTGCCGCGAATAAACTATGACCTCGCAAAGATTGCTTGCCAGCATTGAAGCTTAACATCACACCTAATACATCGGTGCATTTAACCTTTTTCCCGCTCAGGTAAATCATCAACTACCTCCGCCTCAATAGTCGGCCCCTTCATGTTAATCCCAACAATAGAAGGCTTATCACTTTCCTTCTCAGCACTCTCCAAGAAACCCGCCGCCTTAGCTAAGATCCGCAAAACCGAAACCTTATCGTGCATCTCAATCGCAATCCGACCATCAGGCATAGGCGTGATCTTCTTAATCGCCCGTAAAGCGTAATCAGGAATATCCTTCTCCGCCTTCAACGTACCATCCAAATTCATAATCTCTGTGATCGAGGTAGTGCCCAGAGCTATTAACTCCTGGGCAACCGCCTCCTTGTGCTGCTCCAATGTCTCGCTAGTGCGTATCCGCCGCTGTGCTAAACGAACACCACCAAAACGACCTATCGGAGTTTGCCGGGTTCTAGCCATTAAAAGGGTATCTCATCATCTGGCCCCTGGTTAAAGCTATTCCGCGATAACTCTTGAGAACCACCAGAGCTACCGCCCTTCTTACCATCGTCCTCAAACAAACTTAACCAAACCTCACCATCAGAATTAGGCAATGGCAAACTCTCCAGCTTAACACTGATCCCCTTGCTGCTACTGAACGCAACACCATGACGCTGCCAATACGTCTTGTCTGGCTGATCCTTGCGCTTACGACCCTGGACAACACTATACATCTTTTTCATATCTCAATCCTTCCTATTTGAGTAACAAAGGTATCGCATACCGTTGCGAAAAAAACCAGAAAATATTTATGTGGGGGTATGCACACACACGCGCGGGGGGGGTGGGGGCAGGGGGTCGATCGTGCTGCGATCGATCCAGGCAGCAAAACGCGCGAAACTGCAATCTAAAACGTTTACGGCGCATAATACATATTATGTAAAGTTTATTATTGAGCGTTATCAAAGCCTTAACCCTTTTGCTACACCTATGATTGTATTGTCCACCCGTTTATTGGCTGATTTGCCCAGGCTTTTGCTCACCGGGATCTGAAAGTAGCCGATGCCCCTGGCCATATCGCGGTGCTTCGAGCGGCAATACTCTGCGTGTTGCTTCAGTATCTGGCCCCAGTCCTCCTGCTTCAGGCCGTCTTGTATCCATTTCTTCATCGTATCAATGTCTCGATCATTGAGAACTCTCGGAGTTCCGTAAGCTTCTGCAACTCTCAAAAACATTACACAATTCTTTCTAGCTTCTTCTATTATATTACTATTACTATCTGTTATATGGTCTGGTATGTGTAACCTCTGGGCGTTACATGTGGTGTAACCTCCAGGTGTTACATGTTCGTCCTTAGATGTGTAACCTCCAGGTGTTACACCTTTCTGATCCTGGTTAGAGTTATTTTCAGTCTTAGAGGTTGAGTGTTCTAGTTCTCTTTCCCGTTCTGCGAGTGAGATTTGTTCAGCTGCGTTTAGGTTTGCTCTGGCTTCATCTTCATCTGTGATGTCATCGTAGATTACTTTCCAGGTGCGTGTGGTTTGTCCTTTGTACTGCGGTCTACCGTATGTGATGTATCCCATATCTTTGAGGCGTTTGAGTTGTCTGTTGATGGCTGGTCTTGATACGCCGAGATCTTTGGCGAGCCTGGCATTGCTGACGAATGTTCTGCCTATTTCATCGCAGTAAGAGCAGAGCAGCGCCAGGACTGTGAACGCGCTGGTTCCGTGTAGCTCTTTATCCATCACTGCCTTGAAGGGAATGATGCTGAACTTTCTCAGGTCTTTGCTTCGGATGGTGGGTGGCCGCATTAATCCCAATCCACTTCTATTAAAATCATGGGTTCGCCATACCGCTTGGAAACCTTGAGCTCATACACCTGTTTGTCATCTTCAAAGCAAACGCCATTTAAGGCGTCCAGAGCGATCTTTGCCACGTTATCGATATCAGGTAGCCCAGGATAGACTTCCCCTGCTGTAGCAGCCTCTTTGCGCTTCTTAGACCATGATTTAGGTATCTGGAACTGTGCCAGGATAGCAACCCGGCAAGGTTGGGTGATTGGATCCATAGATCGGAGCATCATCCAGTTGGATGCTTCAGCTGCTAGCTTGTGTTCATAGCGCCTGGTTTTTTCCGGGGTGTAGGTATGTCCTGTCCTGGTGAACCTGGGGCGTCCTTTGCCGATCGGCTGGCCGTGAAGATAGACTGAGATCTTACTCATGGTTTCTTAGCCATTCTTCCAGATCTACCTGGTTATCAGATTCATGCTCTAGCACTTGTAAAATAATCTTAGAATTGATGTCAGGAATGTGCAGATTTATAAGATCGGCCAAGACCCTAGCCGCTGTTTCATCCCGGTTATCAGCATAATCCTGCAAGCGCTGCTTAGTTTCAGCCGGTAAACGGCAATGAAATTTCACAAGGTTTTCATGTACTTGGCGTTTTTTGGGCATCTTTTTTCCTTTTTATGCACATTTTTTTACAGATATCTCTTGACCCTAATAGCGATATCCCTATATTACAAGTTGTGATTTGTTTTTTACAGGAGGAAGATTGATGGAACAGGCAGCAAAAGAGATGGCCCCTATCGCTGGTTGCGAAGAGTGCGAGATGTTCGAGTGCATGTGCTTCGAGTGTCGGATGGATTACGAGCAGAGCTTGTATGCCAAGATCAAGGCCGGTGACAAAGCTGGCCAAGAGCAATGGGTTGAGGCCGCTAAGGCTGGCCAGATCATGCGGATTTGTTAGGAGGGTTTGATTGATGGAATTTGCATTGCCTAAAGACGCGTTTCGGGGTGGCCACTGCGGCGTTCAAGCCGTTGCAGTTGCTGCGGGCAAGAGCTTGGAAGAGTGCTTCAATTTGTTTCGGAAGCATTGCGATCGGGTTAAGCGCAAGCGGCGGTGGTCTGGTGGTACTCACTACTGGGAGCGGGAAAAGGTTATGAATGCGATCGGCATTCAGTACGAGGTTCTGCCCCAGAGCCACACCGAGGGCGTGACCATGCAACGGTTTATCAAAGACGTTGCCAACCCCAATCATGTTTACATGGTTACTACTACCCGGCACGTTCAGTTGATCCGGGGCAATCAAGTTTTAGACCAGGGCGGCATCAAAGACATTGCCGATCACTGGGGCAAGCGGAAGCGGATCAGCCAGCCTGTGATGCGGATCCACGCAGCGGAGGTTGCAAAAGCCTTCGACATCGCCGAGGCACAGACTTTCGGCTTACCTTTGTTCGATAACCAGGAGAAGAAATAACATGGCTAAATCAATTCAAGCACAAGCAGCGGCACAGATCCGGGCGAAGATGAAAGAGGCGGGCTTCAAGGCTAAGGTTAGCAGCTTCGCGGCTTCTATGTGTAACGGTGTTCGGGTTTACTGCAAAGAGGCTGACATGCCCCAGGCCGAGCGGATCAAAGAGATCTGTATGCCCTACCAATACGGCCACTTCAACGGCATGGAAGATATCTATGAGTACAGCAACATGAGCGATCACATTCCCCAGGTTAAGTTCGTTAGCATTAGCTGGCACAGTTGATCTTGTTCAGCGCCCTACGGGGCGCATTGCTGGTTCAACGAAAGGAGTTACTTTGGAATTTATAGTTAAAAAGATCTGTGAGAGTGGTGTTCGGGTTGTCGAGATCTTCGACAGCTACGAAGCTGCACTTGCCAAAGCAGCTGAACTTAAAGAGGCGCAAGAGTTCAGCGAATGCTTCATCGACATTCAAGCGCCTCAAGGTTTTAAAGTTGCTGGCATGGGAGGATACCAATGAGCAACCTGGATAAACTTCGCGCCATGCTGCGCGACATGGAAGATAGCTTGGGCGTCTGGGGTGATATCCTGGGAGCCCTGTCTTTGTTTGGCATTCTGGTTGTCGGTTTGTTTTTCGCCGGTGTTTACCAATGAAATACATTTACGATGCCAGCGATTTTTGCAGATCGTGCAAAGGCAAGGGATATTTCAGCGATAAAGATCCGCGTACTGGCATCACAGTCAGCGACGATTGCTTGCACTGCAACGGCACTGGCTTCAAAGCGATTGTAATCTT